AAGAATCGGAAATCGAATTCAAAGTTTCGATCGCTCCAGTACAGTTAGCCCTATCGCAGAGCTCATAGATGTAGCCGGGCCCGAAACCAGTTTACTAGCAGCATCGAAGGCGAAACAGTTAATGACCTTAAAGACCGATGTAGAGGCAGCTATAGGATCCGGTCAGGTTCCTGCGGCTGGTACAACCACAGTTGGAGACAAGCTTGGTGGATTTTTTCACTTGAGCAATCCATCAGCTACAAATGGTGTTTTTGATTCAGCTGCAAAACAAGCGTTCCGCAGTATTGGCGGCACAGCCGCTCAAAATGGTACTGCCGTAAACAGTCGCTTTGACCACACCAACAATACAATCACGGAAGCAAAATTTCGAAAATTACTCCAGTCTGTGTATGAAGGTGGCGGAAAAAGTCAGACCTACAGATTATTTGCGGGAAGTGAGCTGATGAACGCGGTCACAGATTTTTCTCGAGCACTTAATGTTGTTGGAGATGCGTCTAGAGCCCAGTTCAATGCAAACATTTCTGGAACCACGATGACCCTTAGTGTGGTCGAGCTGGTCACAGATTTTGGGATCGTGCAGGTCATTCCTAGTCTCTTTTTAAATAGAACATCAGGAACAGCACTCGCAGCAGCTGGAAGAAAGGCAGGAGCCCTTATTCCTACCGACGACACAGTTAGCCTGAAAGTACTCCAGCCCGTTACGGTGGAAGACCTTCCAAACTCCCTCGGCGGAGAGCGATTTAATGCTCGTACGATTCTCACTCTTTGCGTGACCAATCCAAGAGCTATCGGATCAATCGTCTAAACTTTAACAGTTAAACAGGAGGGCTGACCCTGATTTTCGGGGTCAGCCCTTACCTACATCTAAATATCATGCCACTTAACATAATTGTAAAATCAGGAGGCGGTAAGGTCTCAAATTCTCAGCTATCTGAAACTTTAGCTAGAGCGAATGACGAAGCAGTCGTTAGGGATAATCATACTTATAAAGAGAGATCTCGGCGTATTCGTAAAGAAGCAGAGAAGATGAACTTCGGACCTGGTGTTAGACCAAGAGCGGTTTACGACCTTAAAACCTACATGAACATCGAACAAGCTAACCCCGGTGCGATGACTGATGAGACCTTTTTGAAAGAGCTCAGACGCGACAACCCTGAGATGCGACTCGATTGAGAACTGTAAGTTTTAATGACCTACTTTCAAAATACACTTCATTTAGAGGTGTAGATGAATTGCTTGATGCTGAGGTTGTAGACTTCAGTAAATCATTAAACCATCGCATCAAACAAATATGGATCAAATCAAAGTGGCCCGACTTAACTATTGTCGTTGAGAAAACAATACAGGCAATCGACAATGATTTTCTTAAAGCAGAAAACGCTGTTAGAATCGATAATGCGACTGATTTATTAGATGTATTCGGAGTCTTTGATAAAAACCCATATGAGGACTCTACCGCTATCAGAATCGATCACACCCTAATTGATGGTCACTTAGTTTTACCAAGGTCTTCTCGAGCGGCTACTGTTTTCGTTGTAGGCTCAAAGTTGTATGCGAACGATTACGCTGAGGGGTATTTTAGCGAATCTGGATCTGGCAGAGAAGACATTCCTGCATTTATGGAATGGATGCTACTTTCATATGCAATGGCTGATTACTACAGAGCCGATGGGCAAAATGAGAAGGCTATGGTCGAGGAACAAAAAGCCCGAGAATACATGGCTGATGCAATGGAAAGATTTGAAAGAATCGAAAGCCAAAATCGAATTTCAGTAAATGTCTACCCACCTAGCACCTATGGAGGGATCCACCTCAGCTCCCAGCGAAACATATGATCAGCTCATTCTCAGTTTGTGCAAATGACAGAGCAAAGCGTGAGGTCGCTTTACTCATCAAGAGTATCCGGCAGTTTCATGATTGTCCGATATTTGTATTCTGCGATCTAGGTGCTAAGACTTTCTTGGAAAGTCTTAGCTTCAGCAATGTTCACTACAAACTTGAGTTAGAGCCTGACAAACTGGAACGCAGGGAGCGACTCGTTCGTCATGTAACTGACCAAAATGGATTTCACTCAAAAGCAATCATTCTATCAAAGATGGATTGCATCGAATGGGCTTTATGGGAAGCAAAAGACACATTCTTTGTAGATGCAGATATTGTATTCTTAAAGCCTGTTGATGATGAGATAGACCATTCAATGGATTTAATGCTTTCTCCTCATTTTCATGTAGAGGATAAGGTAAATCAAAACCGCACATATGGATCATTTAATGCCGGATATTTGTGGACAAAATCAATGGATTTCCCACAGGCATGGAGAGATGTCTACACAACACGCTCCAAATTCTATGAGCAGGAAGGAATGGTTCATTTCTTTGAGCAGTTTGATACGAAGACATTTGGAAAGGATCACAATCTAGGTTTTTGGAGATACCCAAGAATATGGAATAGAGGGCGATTATCACTTAAGGAGCCTGTTATCAATTGGGAGGATGTAAAGAGTGTTCACTTTCATGCGTTCCCTGAAACCTACGCTCATGCAGATAAAGGTCTAATCAAAGGTTACAACCTACTAAAAGAAAGCTTAATGCCCAAGCTCTCTCAAGAACTAAGGAGTTTTGCTGATGCTATATAGTCGCAAAAAGAAATGGTTTTTCGTTCATGTTCCTAAGAATGCTGGAACATCTATTCTCCATCCTTTTCATAGAGAGATAAAATCTGAGGATGAGCGAAAAGTAGTTATTGAAAATCGTGCAACTCAAGAGCTTTCAACAATTGTTGGGCATCACCATCATAACAAAGCAGATTATTGGCTAGAATATCCTGAGTTAGCCAATTTAACACCTGTTGCCATATTACGAAACCCTTGGGATAGAGCTTTGAGTATCTACACCTATAATCTTAAGGAAACCTCACGAAACCTTCATACTGATTGGGGAAGACTAGATCATGGTAGATTGATCAAAGAAGGTTTTAAAAGGTCATGGATGCCCGGTGGATTCTTCGTTGATGGTCATGGAAGGGAAACTGAATACAACGAGCAAACAGGCAGAGCATGGGGGCAGGATGATGACCAATATTCATGGCTGGACGGAAAGGGTAAATGGTTTCGCATGGAAGACCAACTTGGAGATTTCTGTAACTACACAGGTCTTCCACATCCTGATCGAATAAATACCACAAAACGCAGTCACTACCATAATTACTACGATAAAGAACTTGTTGATCGTATTGGTGAATTGTTTTTGCGAGACATAAAATTGGGAGGTTACAAATACTGATGAAGGTTTTGGTTTACCAGAGTCATGTCAAACAACATGACAACCGACCTTTCAGGCATGAGTTGGCAATAGCCAGCAGAGAGTCATTTCAGAAGTATGCTGAGAAACATGGATATGATTACAGGTGTGATGAAACAGGCTGGATAGAACCTTTAGAGCAATCGGGTCACACCAAGTTTTTCTATGCCTTTCAAGGGCTTACATACAAAGAATATGATTTTATCATTTATGCTGATAGCGATGTTATCGCACAAGAAACTGCACCAGCATTCCCTTTTAAGGAAGGTATATCAGTTGTCCCACAAAAAATAGCTTATCATCCGCTCATTCGAGATGAATCATTAATCATAAAGCAAAACTCTTGGGTGGAAGAACATCTCTCTGCTTATCAGATACAAAACCACGATTATTTTAATTCAGGAGTGTGGTGCGTTTCAAGGTCTCTAGCTGATTATATTTGGGAGAATTGGAGAGAGGTAAGAAACTCATGTAAAAATAAGAATTTAAATGGCGTACAGCTTGATCAGCCTGTCTTAAATGCTTGTGTTGCAGGAAAAGATATAAACCACCTTAGTTACAAGTGGAACGCAGTATCAGATTGGTTAAAGCCTGAATTTTACAGGAAAGCATATTTTATCCATTACGGAGGTCTTCTTGGGGGGTTACTTTGGAGGACTAAACATTTTGTCGGAAGACCTGAAAAGTTAAGAGAACGACTAGGCTCATTGTTATTTAATCACTTTGTAGGAGACATGAGTAGGTACGGAAAACTTCCGCTTAAAGAGGCTCTAACCGAAATCATCAACAAACAATTCAATCATGGCTAATCGCAAAATTTCTCAATTACCCGAAGCAACAATTGTTGCTGATAATGATATCATCCCTGTGGTTGATTCTAGCGAAGCAGTTACGAAGAAGGTACAAGTTTCTATTTTGCTTGCCAATCAACTGACGGCTGATGAAAGAGCTAAACTTCAAGGCATACAAGCTGGAGCTACTGCTAATCAAACCGATGCTCATCTGAAAAGCAGAGGTAATCACACAGGTACACAGACTGCATCTACTATTTCAGACTTTGATACTGAAGTTTCCAATAACCCTTCAGTAACAGCTAATACTGCAAAGGTAAGTGCAGATGGGTCGGTAACGACCCATAGTGATGTTACTAGTGCAGGAAGCGGTCAAATCATTACGACAACAGAAAGAAACAAGCTTGCTGGCATAGCTAGCGGAGCAACTTCTAATCAAACAGATGCTAATTTACAGAATCGTGCCAATCATACTGGCACTCAAACAGCCTCAACAATTTCAGATTTTGATACTGAAGTTTCTAACAACCCTTCAGTTAATGGATCAGTAACTACTCATAGCGATGTTTCTAATGCTGGTAGTGGACAAATTATTACCTCTACTGAAAGGACAAAACTAGGAGGCATTGCAACTGGAGCTACTGCCAATCAAACAGATGCTCATTTGAAGAATAGAGCAAACCACACAGGAACACAGACACTTTCCACAATTTCAGATGCAGGAAGCTCAGCATCCTTAAATGTCGCAAGTTCGGGAAATGCTTCTGCATCTCAGGTTGTAAAAGGAAACGACTCAAGACTTACAGATGCCAGGCATCCTATTCTACCATGACTCGCTTACTTATATTACTCCTTCTTTCAAGTTGTTCCGTTAAGGAATGGTATCCTACAATGGGAGCTGTAGTAGGCGGTGGAGTTGGCTCTTTAGGTGGCCCGACTGGATCAGCCCTTGGTGCTGGAGGTGGTGCTTTGATTGGAGAGGTTGCTAAAGGTAATAAAGAAATCAAAGAGGCTAGAGAAACAATATCCGCTCTTACTCAAGGTGATGTTGAAACTCTAATTGAAAAAGGAATGGAGAAACACGCAAGTGGCTTTGAATCCTTTACTACTACCATCAAACGAATCCTTATCTTTGCTTCTATCGGACTGCTCTGCTACCTCGCGATCCCAATCTTTGTCGCCCGGAGATGCAGTAAGTCAGAAGTCCAAAAAGGACTTACTAATCCACCATTTCCAGTTCGCCCAAGCTCTAAGCCATGAAGAATTTGAAACTACTTACAGACAAATACAAATCCCTAACAAAACAAGGAAAGATGATTACTTGTCTAGTTATTCTAATACTTCTCATCTTTATCGTAGATTGTTGCTGGTAATGGACAGAACATTTCTAGCAGGATTTACAGGAACTTGTGCCAGCATTGGGCTTGGTCAGATTCATGCGATAGTCGGCATCATTGCTGGCGTCGCGACTATCATTTACATGAGCATCAAGATTTACGAACTACTCAAGAAATGACTCGTTATCGGACATACGGAAAGCTTGATGACAGAATGCGAGAAGTCGGGGATACTGGCTTTTCTGCACTAGTATCAAGAATTGAACCAACCCAGCTAGAAGCTGGGGTGGTGAGTGAATCAAAAAACATTCGTTTAGATGATGGTAAGGCTACAACGCGCCTTGGTTTTACAACCCGAATCAACTTTGAAAACTACGCCCTAGCTACTGAAGCCAATGAGGCGATTATGTCAGAAGATGGTGGTTACATTTACATTAATGAACCAACATCAAATCTATTTTACTCTGCATCTTATTTTGGCGGTATCGGAATTGAAGACAGAAATCAGATTATTTTAGTTCAGGACGATAAGCTTTTGTTTTTCGACGGAGAGAACCATACCGAAAAAGAATTTGAGACAAACTATGTTTACGATCCCATCTTGCCAATCTTCCTAAATTTCATTCTTGGCGAAAATCAATCAAGCGAGCCTTTCCTCACAGGAGAACAGGTAAGGGTAGTTCAATACAATAACCATTTGATCTTACTCTCAGGAAAGGGGCCAAGTTTACCAATAGACTTAGATTTCAAATTAGCTCAGAAAGTTCAAAAATGGAATGGCGAAGCAAACACAGAATTTGTAGCTGACACTAATATACCAAATGGCGATTTTGGAGTGGTAATAGGAAATCGTCTAGCGATCAAAACATCTCATGATCAGATTTCATTTAGCGACATCGCTAATGAGTCAAATTTCGATGTTCTCAATAAATTTGTTTTCGCTCCGGGAGATGGAGACGACATCACAGGAATGGCTCCAATTCCTGAAAACTCAGCTTTGGTTTTTAAGAGGCGTTCAATTTGGGCAATCAGCGGTCTCAATCTCATAGAGTCTGCTTTCATCACACAAGTCAGTCGTCAGACAGGATGTGTTTCAATGCATTCCATTCAGAATGTAGGATCAGCCGTATTCTTTCTTGGGGATGGTGGAGTCTATGCAATGGACATTGGATTAGATGCTTCAAATGCTAGAGGCACATTGACTCGTTTTGATCTTCGTGACCAACCATTATCAAAACCAATAAACGATCAAATCTTAGCTGAAGATTTTACCGAAGCAGAAAATTCATGCAGAAGTATATTCTTCAATAATCGCTACTACCTTTCATTTTCGGCAGGAGATAAATCACGAGTTTATATCTACAACACCTTGATAAGAGGATGGGAAAGTAGAGACGAATACAACTTCGGAATACTTGATTTTGTCAGGGCAAAAATGAAGACTGACACTAACGAAAAACTCTATGCCGTTTCCAGTACCGGAAAATTATTCCGCATGGATGATGGAGATAGTGATGATGGCGAACCCATCCCTTGGAGTCTTCATACACGAGCTTATGATAACAAGAATCTTGAAATCAAAAACTTTAGAAGGGGCTATGTGAAAGTCGAATCCTTAGATTCGACTGGCACTACAGAACTAAGCATCGATCTGACTGACCCTGATAAGACCTTCACAATCCCACTTACTCGTCCAAATAATGAAGGATATATCGAGCGATTCTCGATAGGTAAGCGTGGAAATAGCCTTCAATACAAATTTTCAGGAACTGGGCGAAATGCCGTAAAGCATTTACGAGCCGAGTTTATAGAAAGCCAAAACAATCAAATCTCAACCAATCAATAGCTATGGCACTTCAACAATCAAATAATCACACTTTCTCTTCAGGTGAGCTGGTTACTGCTACTAAGCTCAATAATGTAAAAGCTGTACAAACTGATACGGCTTCGAATAACGCCAGCTTCACAGGCTCTTCAGGGCAATTAACCTATGATACAACAAATAATAAAATATTTGTCCATGATGGTTCAACTGCTGGAGGTAGAGAGGTTGGAGCAATTGCTAATGGAGACATTGGCACTCCACAACTCGCAGACTCTGCTGTTACCGCAAATAAAATTGCCAGCGGAGCTGTCACTCCTGCCAAAATTGCAAGTAGTGCTATTACTTCAGTAAAGATAAATAGTGATGCTGTAACTTCTGCAAAAATTGCAGGCAATGCAGTTACTTCATCAGCTATTTCAGACAATGCAGTAATTAGTGGTAAAATATCAAACGGAGCTGTCACTAGTGCCAAAATTGCAAGTGGTGCTGTAGGTACATCACAAGTTGCTGATGGCTCAATTACCGCAGCAAAACTAGCTAGTGGAGCTGTAGGCGGTATTGCAGATGGTTCGGTAACAACAGCCAAGCTTGCAAATGATGCAGTAACTAATGCTAAAATTGGTGCTGGTGCTGTTGGCACTACAGAACTTGCTAATGATTCAGTAACAAGTGCTAAACTTGCTGATACAGGAGTATCTGCCGGTTCTTACACTAGTTCAAATATAACTGTCGATGCTCAAGGAAGGGTTACTTCGGCAAGTAATGGTTCAGCTAGTGGTACAGGTATAGCTAGAGCAATTTTAAGAATTAAACCAACGGATGGAAATGGGGGAGGAGCTACACTAATAAACGGCGTATATCACTATGTAGTTCAAAATTGCTTTAACATTTCGTCAATAACAAAGGCTATAGGTAGTGGAGGCTTTGAGGTAACACTCACAACCCCACTAGATGATCCTTTTATAGTTATGCCTA